TCTTTAAATTCATTACAAAAGAAGTAAAGCCTTCTTTGTTAGCCCCTTTATTATTGCTACTATTCTCTGCTTGGAGGTAGTCTTCGGGATTAGCCGATACAACAACATCCATAAAACCCTTCGATACAGCCTCTTCTGCGGTGAGTGCATAATCTGCACCTGTAATCATTTCCCTAATATCAGATTCGGAATTACCACTATTTAAAGACAGCAAAGAAACCAATCTAGCCTCTACCTTCTTTAAGTCTTCTAGATCCTTCTCAATATCCGAAGTTGTACCCCATATACCAGCCGAAGCCTCGTGAATCATAAACCTTGCATTTTCTCCAATATACCTTTTGCCTTTAACACCTGAACTTGCAAGTACCGAAGCACACGAATCAGCATTGCCGAATACAATAGTATTTATAGGATTCGATATGTCTTTGATGGAATCAAGCACAGCATTAAGTGAATCTATATATCCACCATAAGAACTAATAAACAAAAATATATCCGATTTATCATCAGCCTCATTCAATGCGTAAAGCTCTCTTATTACTTTCTCTACTGAATCCTGATAGATGATACGCACTTTGTTTGTCAAGCTTTATTTTTACTCACCCGTTTTTTGCTCATTACCATCTTGCGAAGTATCCGCTCTAGTTTCTTCCTTTTTATCTCTTTTCTTTCTTGTAGTATCCGTGTCTGATTTGCCCTCCTCTGTTATTGTTTTAATGTCGTTATCTAGGTTTATATTTTTAGGGGATAAGAAAATGTCCTCGTCATCTCTTGGCTCTGGTACATGAAGGTATATACCTTGTGATTTTGATACTGGTATTCCCATTCCAATAGCCTCTCTTATCTTCTCCCAGTCCTGAATAGATACATAATCAATGCCAATACTTGACTTATATTTATTGCTACCGAAATTAGTATATCTTCTACATCCTTGATAGCAGATTGCACCTTAAATCTAAAGTTTATATTAGCATGAATCTCAGCCAAAGCCCTAGAGCCATTAGCACTTGTATCGGTAAGAACATGAGTACCTAAAATACTTTTACTTATAGAGGCGTCGCATTGATCAATGAGTGTTTTAAATTCGTCAGCTTTTGCCTTAGATTCTAAAATATGAAGTTTCTTTAGATTATTCGTAACAACTACAGCATCGGAATTTATATTAGAGAAATCTTCCGCTAACTCCTCGGAGGTAGCTTGTGAATCCTCTACATCGTTTGCATCGTACTCGGCAACTAAAGTAGGTACACTATATTTCTCTGTAGTAATTAACCAATATTTCCAGGCGGCTTTCTTAAACAACCACGGATAATAACACTTAACCAACTCTGCTACACCGTAAGGATTACTATATTTTCTGTTACGGTAAATAATAAACTTTCTTGGATACTTAGATAGGTCAACACCGTCGTAAGTAATTGTATCATCCTTGTTTACCTCAACAGCGTCTATCGGTAAAGGCTTTAGTCGGATTGGCGTATAACGACCGTCTTCAAAGCCCCAAATGACTTCTAATACAGCCATACCTTTCATTTTTGATACAACCAATAAGTATATTAAATCCCTAAACCCAAGTATTTTAATTTCTGCTTCGAGTAGATCTCTTTCGCCTTTATTGGAGGAAGTTATCTTCAAAGGATGCCTTAGTATTCCAGCTATAAGCAACTCTATTGACAACGCTACTTGTTCATCTTCTAGCATCTTATCTAAAGTTTCTTCGCCACCTATATCCGATAGTTTTGTATCTGGATTGGTTAAAGCACCACCCACACCTGCCATTACTCCAATAGAATCGGATATAATTCTAATTAACCTACTTCTATCTATCTTTTCTTTTCCACTCATAATAACCTCTCAATCTTTTGTTTCTCTAACTGCGACTCATGGATAAATAATCTCTCAACTCGTTGCTCTTTGTTAGCATTATTCCTCATCAGCATTTCAACCTTCTTTTCCCATATACAGGCGAAATCCTCTGGAGCTTTATACTCGCTAACAAATACCTGATGACCTTTCTTTACTAAGTATCTACACCAATTCCAGAATCGCTCGTTATCAAACTTATCTTTGTAATGTACAGTATTAGTATAGGGAGGATCGCAATAAACAATAGCACCCTCGGGAATTAACAAATCCTCGTATGGTGAATGTATAAAGACAACTCCTTTTAAGCCAATACTTTGTTGCCTAAGAATCTTACTACTAGAGCTAGAGTGTGCAACTTTACCTATCTTTCGTTCTCTAGCATATCCACCGAACCATTTCCCACCAAAACTACAACCAAACCCTATAAAGGCGGTAAGAGCAGGGTCTTCGTCCTTATGATCTCTTGTGTATTTATAGTCATCCTCTGATACGACAGTAGGAAATACCCGTCCTTCCTGCGTCTCTTGAAGCAACTTAATTATATACTTATTGGTATCAGCACCAATCCTAAGACCATCAACCTTATCAATCAGATTACCTGCCCCCACGAACGGCTCTACATACCACTGCCCCTCTTTTCTATCCCTTAGTATGATAGGAAGAATATCCTTCGCTATACGCCTTTTAGAACCCATATACTGCATTTGTTAGCACCCCTTATTTATGTAATCCGCAACAATATCATAATGCTATAAACGATCTCTCTAGTAACTCATCAAGCAATACTTCCGCCTGTATAGGAGTAGGATTCTTACAGCCATCTAAAATCACGAAATGATTCTCGCCATCCCTCCGATATTTAAATAATTCCATACTCTCGATAATTTCTATACCGTCAGTATTTCTTATTGGCTCTACCGAGATTCTTAATTGTTCGTTTGCTAGCATAATAAATAAACCTCCTCATTGTATTTTTCTAATATAACTACTTCTTTTTCAAAAAGCAATAATAATACTACATACCATCAGTTAGCTTTGTAGCGGTTCTAGGACTTACGGAGGAAAAGTATATCCTAAAATCCTTCGCCATCTGTGCGGCTAAATACCTCACTGCATCACAAGAGTGGTCAGCAATCTTTTTAACCTTGTCTATGCCTTTCTCCCTAGCTTGCTCGTCCCACTGATAACCGAAACCTCGTTATCTGCGTTTCTGAAACCAGTTATACCAGCCTTCTTACACTCTTTGACGAAGAAAGCGGCAGAAGGGTCTGCGTATATTGCATTAACAGGATCGTTTCCTATAAACCTTTTCAACTCGTCCACATAATCAGTTGGAGATTTTATACCTTCCTTAGTTTCTACTCCACCTCTTAGACATCTATTTTCACGACCACTATGCTCGAACTCATCTACAATATAAAGAAAGTCTCCGTATATATAAGCTTTCACGAAGGAGGTGCTATTTGCTGTACCATAATCTATACCAATTAGTATTCTATCAGGATTACTCGGGATGGTCTTGGTTACATTATCCTCGTCAATCATATTGTAGATATAACCTTCCGCCGCTACCCATCTACCTCGGATATTCCTTTCGTAAAATACACCGTGATACATCTTTCTTTGACCGTCAATATATTGTTTTCCAATACTTGGATTATCAAACAACTCGAATTGAAAGGATTGAAACTGATCTCCCAATTCCTCTTCTCTATCTAAGAATTTCAACTTTATATGATTAGCTGGACCGCCCGGATTGGTAGTCCAAATAGCCTTAGATATATCAAGAGATAAACGAGAATTTGCCATATCAACAAAAGTCTCGGTATGTTCTGTTATCTCATCTGCATACCAATAGATAAGAGTAACACCTTTGATACCTTTTTCATCACCGTTCTTACCGCCACCTCTAACTAGAAATTTCTTATCAGATAGTCCACGAATAGGAACAGTGTAATAAGTACCATTGGAATCTCTATGTTCTTTAAATCCAACACCGAGTAATTTTTCCCACTCTGTTATAATGTTTTGTTTAGCAGAGTCCGAACTGAATCCCGTTACCAATACATTACCAGCAGGCATCTTCATTAAGTCTTCTTTTAGTGCTACATAATTAGCCGTGAAGGTTTTGCCAGAACGAACAGTACCATGAAGGAGGTTTATCTTAGCGTTTTTGTGTTTAGCTAAAACCTCTAGTGTCTTAGGACTAAGTTTAACAATCGTCCGTTCTTTCTTATTCTTGGCATTCTCTTCTTTGGTATTCGTCGCCTTCTTTTTCTTACGAGCGGAAATAAAAGAGGACTTCTTACTATCCTCTCTTATCGGTATGGTTTTTTGTTTTCGCCTACAATCACTAAACTTCATTGCCCTGTATCTCCAATGCTTCGTCTCCCTCTTCTCTTCGTTTATCACTAGCTTTGTATTCTTCTTTCAGGGAGGCTAATAGCTCTTTTCCATCCTCGCCTTTTAGGCTCTCAATGGTATCTTTATTCTCGCCTACTACCTCTTCAAATTCATCAAGATTAGTATTCGTAAGTTCGATAGATGGTTTAACATCATAAGTACCTTGAATCCTAGCTAAATCCTGAACGATGGTAATAGTATCTTTTAGGTTGCCGTGTTGACTCATATTTTCACGAAGAAGCTTCATTCTTAATTCTATATGCCAGTCGGTATTTCTTTCAAAGTCCTCTCTAAAATCTTGCTTAATAGAGTCTCTAGCAGCGTCTATATAGGCATCCGCAAGCTCTGTGGTACATTTCCAGTTCTGTCTTGAATAGAACCGTATATCACGCTTTGTATAAGCTTGTAGAAGCATATTTTCAACAGCTCTAACCCTAGAAAGGTGTTGGTCTTCATCTACATCATCACCGAACCCGAATTGTAATTCCCTTGATAATTTTCTTGCTACATCTATATCCATAGCTTCTATTCGCTCGCCTTTTTCAGCCGAAGCAATTAACTCCTGGAGCTGGTCTTGAACCTTGCCTTTGTATTTATTTTTATCCTTTTTTACCGCCATATTCACTCCATTTCATCTTTTTCTTATTAACGATAATTTCTGTTTCGCCTGTATAGGAAAGTAGATTATGTATAGCTCTCTCTAAAGTTTCAGGATTAGCCTCTACTAATTGGCATTCCCTATCCGTATTGAAAGCGGTAATCAGTATATCGTCCACACCACCATTAATACTAAGAATAGAACCATCTGGAAGAGCGTTTAATACAAACTCTTGATACTCTGCTTTATTGGATGCTTGTATCAGAGCTTTAGGTTGCATTCCGGCTCTAAGTTTACAACCAGCACCAAACAATAGACTAGTCTCCATATTAAGTGCGAATTGACCCGAGAAATCTTTTAAATTGCTCTTTTCCCATACAAGCAGAGATACTGGCTCTCCGAGTGCTTCCGTACCGTGATTCATCCATCTACCGAGGAATTGCCAACGACTAGAAACAACAACCCATTTCTTTAAGAAAATATCGCTATCCAATAAGGAATAATCATTGTCCACAAAGGCGTTTATAACGGCTATATCGGCTATCTTACCTTTGGATACCTTATTGATCGCATTCAAGCCCGAACCGCACACAACAATACTTTTACCAATGGTTATAATCTTATAGTCTTCAATATCAAATTCAGTTGGATTAAAATAGTCTTCGATAGACTCTATATCTATATTGTCTTCTTTCAGGAAGTCGTGCAGACCCTCTGTTTCCATTCTACCATAACCCGAATTAAGAGCAAGTAGCTTCTCTTTTGCCTCTATCTTATCTTTCGCATGAATCCGAGAACATGGCAACTTTCCGATAGTATAGCCATCCTCAGACATCATTCTTTTGAGTGTTCTAATACGCTGATGAGCATCTAGGATATAATTCTTACCATCCAGCTCTACATAGAAAACAGGGAAGCTAAATCCGAATCGTAGAACACTCCTCTTTAGTCTAGAGTATGCTTCATCGCTTAGGGATTTTAACTCGCCTTGTAATTCAACTAATTCATCCATACCCAGATATACCTGCCCATCACAAGTAATAGATATTGACTTCTTATTCTTATCCATCTTTTCCCTCTGCTAATTTACCTGTAAAAAAAAATCATATAACAAAAGAAGAAGAGTAACCGCTAAGTCCTCTTCTTCTTGATTAGTACCCAGTTGTTAGTATAATCTCAAAACCACATCCAGGACAAGGGATACTTTTATCTTTAACCTTAACACGAATGCGATCATTCAACCCACAACACCTGCAATATATATCTCGCTCAATGTAATCAAGAATATTCTCTTTAGGGAAAACTACTCCATCACTAATTCGCTTTTTTCTCTTTCTTTTCATTTGCGACTGCCCCTTTGCTTTTCTTAACTTCCTTCTCTGCTTCTTTCTTTGCTACTTCAGCAATCTTCTTAGCCTCTTTCGCTAATTGTTCTGCTTTGGCTAAAGCTTCTTTTGCAAGTTGAGCTTTTGTAGGAATAACTATCTTTCCATCGTTAAACGCTTTCTTACAGTTAATACATAAAACGATTGTTTCATCGTTATAAGGAAACTTTCTTAAATCTTGCTCACTACCACATTTTAAACATCTTTCCATCATAGACTCCGTTTCTAATTTCTTCTAGTTATTGTTTTTATTCACTACCTCTTTAAGTATTTAATATAAACCACTCCTTTCTGAATGTCAAGCATTATCAATTCTCAACCTCACAAGAGATGGATTCCACATACTAGGAGATTCGCCTATATAAGGAAAGTATTTACCGACCCTAAAATAAAGATAGACCGTCTTGCAGACCTGCTTCGTCAACTATTTGAAATTTAAAAAGCAAAATTTAAAAACATAAGAACTAAGAATAGAAGACGGGAAAAGTAGTCAAAAACAAAGATAACAACACATTAAACGACAAGAAATCGTAAAAACAGTTGATAAAACTATCTTAATTTCATAACTTAAGATTATAAGCAATTAAACAGACAAATAAATAAATCGAGGTTAAGGATGGAAAAGCTACTAACATCAGGCGAAGTCGCAGAGTTACTACAGGTAAGCAAAGACAAAGTGATGCGATGGTCGTTAAAAGGAGTAAACGGAGTGAAATTAAAAAGAGTAAAATTCGGTGCTGTGAGATATGTTCAGGCTGATATAGAAGAATTTATCAACGCACTAAAGGAGGGCTAACACGATGAGTCTCGAAAAAATTAACGACAATAAATCCACAAAAACAATTCAAGAAAATTGCAGATTCAAAGCATCATACGAAAAAGGCAATGAAACAGATGTTGTTATATTAAGGTGGGATCAACACAGTATACTACACTCGCTTATGGAAAGAAAACCTAACGAGCTGTTCTATAGAGGGATGAGGACTGGAGAAAAACTAACTAAGGAACACCACCTATTACTAAAGAAATGGGCTATAGAAAAGGGGGTGATGGCAGCTGATGACGATAAAGATCCGTATAAAGAGCATATTGCGAATGTAGGAACAAAAAAAGCCATCAATCTAGCGAAGCATAATGCAGGATTTCGTTTGCTTATAGGTTCCTTGTATAAGCATAAAATAATCCTCAATAATTCCAAGTTAGCATTTCGCCTAGCATCACTAATAAAAGACGGAGAAATTAGCATTGAAGACATACTAACCATTGGAAAATTTCTTAATAAAGGTCAGTTATATAGCAATAAGGAAATAAAAGCTCTAGTAAGGATGAATATAAACATAAACGGCATAGAAGAGGTGCTAACTCCTGGTATACTTACTAGGTGCGGTGCTATCCTTGGCAAAACGGGGTTTTATGCAAAGAAAGGAACTCCAATGAGAGATCTCAAAAACGCAAAGAGGCTGAAGTATAGGGATTTTATTAAAATAGCAACCCAAAAGATAAATGAGTATAAAGCATCCACAGTTAAGCGACTTAAAGAGATAGAGATGCTCAAAGCAAAAATAGCAAGGTTAAAATAGACCTTCTACTACTACTTCGTTTAACTTTAAAACTTTTTCTTTTTATTATTATCATTCTGTTTGGTGATCCATTCCTTTCTATATATAAGGACTTGACTATTTAAAGATTTCGCCTCTATAGGAAAAAGATTTACCGATGGCTTTCTTTCTATATAGGAATACACTATCCGATTGTATAGAACCTTGCTATCTTTTGTTTGTAAAGGACACAAACCGCCTTGTTAGAGCTGTGGTGAACTTACGATACATTATAGATTCCCACAGATAGTAGCCCACTGCAAGTGATAGGCGGACAATCTACAGGAACTATAAAATAGATTGGGTTATTAGAGAATAGAAA